GCATTATGTTACGATTTTACTCCCAGTATTTGCTACAATACCTGAATCCATTTGTCTGACTTGGTCAACCATTTCATTGGCTGGTTCTACTACAAACATAATAAATCTTTTATCGATTGTAACACCTTCACTTGCTTTTGTATAAGCCATAAAAGGCATAAATCCAATTCGGCCTTCCCCTGCAGGTAGCAGAGAATAACCATCTTTAATAGTAATTGAATCACCATTATCGGTAACCTTTCCTATCACTTCCTCGCCTGAGGATAATCTAATTAATTCCATTTTTTTTCTCCATGTTGGTATATTATACTATATTTAGACACATTTGTAAACCCCTTATCCAAAAAAATCTTCCAAAGATTGAACTTCTTCTGATGACCAACCTACAGCCTTTAGAATATGTTCGATAGGGTCCAGGAAGGTTTTTTGAAATTGTGTTTCATGGTCTATATAGTTATTTAGTCCGAATTCTTCGGGCAGATATTGAGTAAATCCAATCACATTTTCATGTATAGGATTTGGCTTTTTAAGATAGACAAATTTAGTTTTGTCTCCATTCTTAATTGGTTCATATTTACGAGTTAGATTATGGACCTTTAATTGGTGATTATGCAATAAGGCCGCACGGACATGAATTGGTGTTCCTTTGCGATATATCTTTTCCTTGTCCTTATATTCTGAAACACTGGAAACACCACGAGGAAAAGCAACCTCATGCGGTGGTAGTGTACAAAAATATGTTTTAAATTGTTCAATTGCAATTTGTGTTTGTCGTTCACTACCTTGCATTATAACCTTAAATAATTCCTTAAGAGCATCGCGACACATAGCAGGAGTTGAAGATTTGATAGCCTCGATACCCATAATTTTTAATTTAGGTTCCTTGTACCTGACTCCTTCGTTATCATGGACATTTAGAATATATCTCTTTTTGGCTGTCCATATTGCACGGTCGCCGATGGCCTCTCGTTTCATAACCATACGATTTTCAATGCCACCCATTAGACCAAATAGTTCCTCATATGATTTTTGTAATACAGGTTCCAATTTATCATTACAGACTTTGTCCATAAAATTGATTGGGTCATCTGGATTGACTGCCTTGACCAATCCATCAAGCGAAACATAAAGCGAATCAGTGTCGATGGCAATAACATAATCCTTATTATTTGTGTTTAATATAGTATTTAGATATTTGTTAATCGCAACCTCTGCCCATCGAATTGTTAATTGGCCAGAGAGTGTAATTGCCTCTGCAATTCTTTGGTCGAAGAAGCGGAAGTACCTGTTACCTAAAGCACCATATAAACTGTTTAAGAGAATTTTGATTGCCATTTGTTCGTTTTCGGCAACTGATATTCTTCGTTCAATATCCCATAGTTTTTGTTTGTCTGTTTTGTCAATTGTTTGTAATTCCTTTTGTGCAGAAATCATATCTTGTTTTATGGTAACACGGTCACTGTACATACTGTCCACAAGTTTAGGCATTACACCTTTTGTATTTGTATGGAAGCATTGGCCATTACCACCAACAGAATATCCTTTATTATTAATTTTATGACCTTCGAGTATTTTTTCCACATCAATATTAGCAACCATACCTTCAGCAATTGTTTCGGTCGACATATTGTATTGCATAATCAAAGATGGATATAGTGAATTAAGGTCGAAGGAGACAACATTATCATGCATTCCAACCATAGGGTCCTTAACATATCCACCAGGATATGATGATTTGATTTTCTCCTCGTAAAATGGTATTGCGATTTTTTGTTCATATAAGTGACGATATATGATTGTTTCCCATATCGCTGTGACTCCAAATGTGTCCGAATAGTTTACACCACCTTTATATGCCATGGTCATCATCAGCGTGATTAGACCCATTTTCTCCTCTAGTCGGTCAACCAATTCCACGTCCTTGATATTATAATCAATAAACTTTTGGTAATCATTTTTGTATAAGTCAAATAAAGAACCATGTTCCTCGTATGAGAGTTTTTTATCGCCAAGTATTACATTTGCAATATGGTCAAGACGATATGATTCCTGTGCTGTGTAAGTATATTTTTGGAAAAGCTCTAGGTAATCAGCAGTGTTAATGCCTTTTAGGTCATACACGGCTTCTGTTCTGTTGATTCTACGGACTGAACCTGGTTCAATCATATTCCATGGACTGAATTTTTTAGTTAGGTCCTCACCTAGTATTTTAATCGACCTATTGATTATGTATGGTATATCAAAGAAGCGAACATTCCAACCGGTAATCACATCTGGGTAATTACTAGGAGTTGACCAATGTGTTAGGAATAATTGGAATAGTTCCAATTCTGATTCGCACTTTTTATACACAACGCGATTGGTTCTCATTACTGATTCCGATACATTGTAATCGCCACAGCCCCAGACATAATATGTATTGTCAATATTATTTTTCAGACAGATGGCAGTTACAGGATAACTTGCTGTGTCTGGGTGGGGAAAGCCTTCGTCTGATTGAACCTCAATATCAATTGTAGTTACATTGATTTGATTTCTGTTGTATTCGATTGTGCCTGGAAACTCTTCGTTAATAAATGCAGGTATATATCGGTCATTGCCAAAGATTTGGCGACCTGCTGTGTGTTTGTTTTCATCAATCCAGTTTTTTGCATCACGCATGGAATCAAATTTGATTGGCGCGCATTGCACACCATCGATAGATTTCCAATCACCTTTTGGCGTGGAAACAAAGAGCGTGGGTTGATATTTAATTCGTTTGGAAATTTTCTTGCCATTTTCGTATCCTCTATAAAGGAGAGAATTGCCATAGCGAGAGATGTTTGTGTAAAATTTCATAATGTATATTATATCACATTTTCAGTATAATGTAAATAGGTTGGGGGAAATTTCTTTCCCCCGCATGATTGTGTCAATGAGACTTAAAAGCTTGATACTTGAGCAATCATTATGGCTGGTGCTAATCCTAAAATTAATGCAGTCACAAGAATGCTAAATGTAGCAGTTTTTAAGGCCTCGGCAACGTCATCATTTTTGTCCAATAATTGGATTAAATGCTTCATGTTGTTCTCCAGTAAAAAAGTTTATTACTTATCTACTGGGTTGTCGCTGCTCGCCAGTTTACCCTTTCAGGTATTCTTTCTTCTTTGATGCCCCAGCAGACCCTAATTGAATCTTCCTAGGACGCTTCTCTTCTGGAAGTTCTACTCTAGCATACACTACGAGTATTCCATCCTTCAAATCAGCACCGTCTATTACGACAAATTCAGAGAGTCGGAAGGACTTCTCAAATTTGCGGGACGATATACCTTTATAAGCATATTCACGCTCAGTTGGCTCCACCTCACCTTTGATTTTAAGAATGCCATCTTTAAGTTGGATATCAATATCCTCTTCCTTAAATCCAGCAACTGCTAACTCGATGAGAAACTTTTCATCATCGATTTTTACAACGTTATGTGGTGGATAGTTATCATTTCCAGACCTGGCACTTTGATGAATCCTTTCTAAGTCTTCAAATAAAGTATCAAATCCAACGAATAGTGAACGTGGTACGTTCAAAGTATTTCTTACCATTTTAATTCCTCCTATTTATAGCAAGGTTATACGGAACCGGTCCAATACCGCATTCCATTTATATTTATACTAGTTTATCTACCAGTTTAAATAATTCTTTATTTAGTAGCTAATTTAACTACTTTGTTTAATCTGCCTGATTTCATTATTTTATGAAAATCTTTCCAGACTTTTTTAATTTTTTTCTCCATTATTGCTATTCCCTATATTATATTTAGGGCATAGTTCCCATTGAGATTTTTCCTTAAACGGAATCACCTTAATTTGTCTCAATGGTGCTAAATCTCTAGCTGATTCTGGATTGACTATACTTACGAGTCCCCAATCAGCGAGTAATGTTGCAATTGTATTACGACGTTGTACATCGTTTTCTAACAAACTAGATGGCTTTCCATCTAGTAAAAATAGTTCTTTAAAATGAACTATAAAATATCTACCTTGCTTATGCAAGATATGACATGATTGGAACAGTTTTTGGTCTTTTCTAGACGCTACACCAATTCTAGTTAACGTTTCTCTTATTTTTAAGAAATCGTCTGGTTCATTGAGAGAAACCTCAAGCATGCTGCTCGGAGTCCAATCAGTAATTTGTATGTTATCGTTTTCCACCTTTATAAATCCTTTGTTTCAGTTGTTCAATTTGTTCATTACTCATTAATGATAATGCAGATTTAGCCTTTTCATTACTATACCCATAATATTCTTTGATGAGTTTGAGATTGTCTATATCACTGGCCTTAATCCATTTGGACCATCTCTTTTTCTTTCTTATTATATTTATAAAAAAATCGAACTGAACGCGATGGTCTAGGTGATGATATCGGTTCATTTCGTTTGCAAACAAAATAGTATCCTTAAAGAAAGATAATCCACGATTAATTATGAAAGGATTATATTCCTTTTCAGCAATGTCATCAACCATGATGTCTTTCTTTGTTTCATTGATTGCTTTTAAGTATTCAAACGGATTCATCGATTTTTTCTATTATGCTATTCTTTAGTTTATTCTGTAGATTTGCTACTTGTGTAGATAGTTCTCCAATTCTTATATGAGCTTGATTAAGCTGTCCTTGAAGTTCTTTTACATTTTGCTCTAGTAATTCTACCTTTTTAGTATCTGGTGTTATTACTTCTTCTTCAATTATCTTACCACCAAATGGTACTGGTCTAAATTCCTTCATTTAAATTTTACTCCTGCCATTACTTCAGTTAAGCATGCAACCATATTAAGTTCATGGTCTGCGACAAAACTGTTTTTATATTGATAATCAGCCAAGATAAGTACCAATTGAGGCACTGAACCTGGCTCCACATAGTCATTCATACTATCGTATAACTTACGAAACATTGATGCTGGTTCTACGTCAATATTATCTGCAACCCATTGTCTCATCTTACGAAAGTCTTTTACTTTAAGATGGTTCA